AACGATTTTCACAGCAACAATCAGCAAATTGTCTGCTTAAAGCCCAAGTGTCTTGCATTTGATTTATTGCACGATTATTAGCGGATATTTCTGCATTATAGAAACCATTTGAAACACCATTGTTTATACTAGCAGTTGAATTACATAATTGATTAGACAATGATGCAATACCATCCCTAGTTCCTTCTAATTGGTTAGATAAATGTAGGGTATCAAAACCATTATTAGTATTTGCCATAATTTCTTTCTGGCCATTAGACAACCAAGCATAGCCATCGTCAAAACCACGACCACCAAAGAAACCGTTATTACCGTTTCCGCCCCAATTGCCACCGAATAAAGCAAGCAATAAAATTACCCAAATCCAATCACTACCACAACCAAATCCACTATTACCATAACCACCCATAAAAGGCATCATAGGATAAGCAAATCCAGCATTATTATTAGTAGCCAAATCTACAGTTGGAACAATTCCAGAATTTCCATTCATAAATTTACCCTCCTTTCTATTTATTTTTATATCAACACCTTATTTTTCGGTGTTAATACCACTGTTAAACATTTTCATCATATTTTCCCATTGTTGTTTCTGTTGTGGATTAAAACTACTTACGGTTTCATTTAATAAATCGTTAGGATTATTATTCTTCCTCGCTTCTTGATATTTTTTGAACGCTTGTGGATTTGTTCTTTTTAATTGTTGTTCCATTTGGTTCATTATGTTCTGTGGTATCTGTTGTAATTTGTTCTGCATTAGCATTTGTAGAAATCCGTTCATTGTTTCTCATTTCCTTTCTTAACTCATTTATTTGTGTCTGTAATAATTCTATTTGCAAATCTTTTTCATCTTTTGGCACAATTTCAGTAAGTTCATATGTTTTAATTTCACCTTTTAAGTTTTTAATCCATACAACTGACATATCTTTACTAAAATAAGGTGTATCGCCAATTACCATATCTCTTTGTACTTCTTCTAATGAACTTGCATATCTTATTACATCTCTACTAGTTGGTGCTAATTGAAAGTTTTGTGTTAAATTAGTAGGTTGTTGTGGTGGTTGTTGCATTTGTGCTTTCATTTTTTCTAAGTTGTTTATTTGTTCGTTTAACCTATCAATATTTGCTTGCTGGTTATATGGATTAATATAAGGATTATTATACATTTTATTTCATCTCCTTTTAAATAAGCAAAAAGAGAAAGTACAATAGATGTGTTTTACTACGATCTAGTGCATTTCTCCTTTCGCATCTTAATTATCACACAAAAAAAATGCCCAAAAAGGCAAAAAAAGCGCAATTATAATAACATCAGCGTTTTATAAAACTGCAATTCAGAGTATTCATCATATAATTTCTTTAATTTCTTGATTTCATAGTTAATTGTGCGTGGACTTGCACCAATTTCCATACTTATCTTAACTATTGTTTCTCTTTGTAATAACATATCCAGGATTTTAACCTGTTCGTCCGTTAATGATACATTCTTCACAAAATCATCATATATTGCCTTGATTTTTAGCTTTTCTATCACTATAATCCCCTCACTTGGAGCGTATAATAATACATTTTTTGTGGATATGAGTGCAAAGTTTGTGCAAAAAATCGTAAAACTCGGAATAATTCGTAAATATTCGTAAAAAGCACTTAAATTTTAATATTGTGCTTTTAGCAACGAATCACATCTTTCTCTTAAATCTTTTTTTCTATTTCTGATTGTTCCTTCGGTATAACCAACTTGTTTTGCAATATCACAATTATTATAACCTTTTCGCCATAATTCAAAAATTTCTTTTTCTCTTTTGGCTTCATTAAAATACATTGTGGTTAAAATAAAGTTAAATAAATGCTCGTTTTCTATAAAACATAACCCCTTTTTCATATAATCCCCCTTTTGGTGGAAGATTATAATATAAATCGCAAAAAAAAGCAAATAATTATTTGCCCACATCTCTTATGTTATCTTCTAGTAATGTTACGCGACTTTCTACCCGATACATACGATCTATTAAGTTGTTATGCTCATGAACTTTTTGATCCAACTCATTTATTCTATATAAAACTAGGTCATTGTTTCTTTTATTGCTAGAAATCGTGGCGATCACACTAGGAATTGCGACACACAATCCGCTGATTATTGCTACTACTATTTGCATTTGCCGTCCCTTTCATATACTCTTACCAAGAAAATTATACCACAAAAAAAACATACTGGCAAATTGTCAATATGTGATGCTTAATAGCACCATTAGAATAGATATAGACATTGGTGCAAGGATACCCTTGACAATCGTTTCCTTTGGCTTTAAATCGTTTCCCACACTAGAAGTTTTGTACTTAAACTTCTTTACTTAAAGCATTATTCACTAATCTGCAGTTCGTGAAATTATCAATGTACCGATTATATCTACTCTAATGCTACCATTAAGGTAGCAGAATGACTAATAAAATTCGTACTTCTAAAAGTCAATATAATTATATCATTTCAATTTGCTTTTGGCAACTCATTATCTGCATATTTCCATTTATAACCAGCCGAATGTTTTTGCTTTCCCCTCAAACAATCGCTAATCGCTTGATTAGATACATTTAATTGTCTACTTGCTTCCGATATCGAAGGGAAAATTCTAATAATATTATCATTGTCATCCAATTGATATATTTTTTTGCTTATTTTGGGATTATTTATCATTTTTTTGCTGTTTCTTATGTTTAAATCATTATATCTAATATTATATTGAGCAGTACAAAATTCTAAATTATCAACGTAATTATTGCCTTTGTTTTCATCTTTGTGATTGATGTATTTATAGTTATTAGGATTTAATATAAATGCTTCTGCTACTAATCTATGAATATATTTATTTTGCCCTTTATTATCTTTACTTAATGAAACTATTTTATATCCATTCCCATTTGTTTTATTATTCGACAATATTTTTTCGCATTGCCATCTCATTCTGCCTCTGCCAGCATATACTTTTCTTTTCAAAGATTTTACTCTACCCAAATTAGATACTTGATATAATCCTTCATAATCTTTTATGTCTTTCCACACTTCTTCTATTATATATAACACCTCCCGAATAAGCGTTAGAGGAAGTAATTCGGGTACTTCCTCTATGTATAATTATCTCATAATTGTTTTAATTTATCAATATTTACACGTCGATAACCGGCAACTTTAGCTCTTTCTAATTTACTACTTAAACCACTTACTTTTAATATATCTCTATATTTGTTTGTTAATTGAGTTATCCTGCGTTGCATTTCTCCAACCAACTCTACATTATCGGTAGAACGAGCTAGTATTTGAGTGTCTTTAGATTTTCTTAATTCTAATTCTACTTTACGAAGCAATTGCTCACCTTCATACATAGAATAGTGCTTACCTTCAAATTCAAATCCTTTTTCGTTTTCATCTATTATATTTTGCAATTGTTCATCTGTATATTCTGGTTTGCTAACACCAGCAATACCATAAAAAACCGTATGATAACAGTTTAAAGTGCTTATCGGCCTATAACTTCCATTACCATCATGGTCTAATGTATATATATTACCTTTTAAATCTTTTGCGTCTTCGCCGTTCTGTAATTTATCAAATTCTTCAATCGAAAATTGATGGCCTTGCATTAAATGGTCAGGCGCAGGATGCAAGTGAGTGCTTATTTCTACCATATCTGCACCAAATTCTTCACCAAATAACTTCTGATTTTCATTGTGTAAGTTTCTTAATCCGTCCTTAAGATACATCCTGGTGGCAGAATCCAAACGAACCTGTCGGCCGCTTTCATAGTCCACATACTTTAAACCACTGCCGCCGATGTCTTTTAATATACCACTCAGTGCCTGGTCAAAGGTTTCTTTGCCCTGCCCCACATTTAACAATGCAGTATCAAGCAATTTTTCATAAGTAGACCTCAAACTAAAGAATTCACCATTTATTGTATAACCGATGGCATTACTGCGTGTGAAGTTGTACATTGCACCTTTGGTTATATTTGCAAGTGCCATAGTTTGTGTTTTAAGGGCTGTATTTGCCTCAAAAGGTGCGAATGGTATATCTCTATACTGGTAGAACTTTTCATGGAACAGTGTGTCTCCT